CGATCATAATTTTGTTTATACATTTCATTGTTCTACTCCCGATTCTTGCGTTCGCTTATTAACTTGTAAACAACCAATCTACATAAAGTATACGACATAATCGACCGATGTGCAAATTAAAATCTGAGATTAATTCTTGTGTTTGGTTCCGCTGTCGTCAATCTCAAAATTGCTATTAATCTGGTCATCATAATACTCAAAACTACCCGAGATACCCGGGTTTTCAATATCATCAGCGTCTCTAAAGTCGAATTCCTTCACACCAAAATAATTATGCCCCAAAGACTGATAATGGCTGCACTTAGTGTTGCTACATGCGTCACAATTTATATTTCTGACGCAGAAATGGGTCTCCCTACTCTGCCCGAAATCAAACCCACATGGTTTCTTGCTGTCCCGCTTATTCCGAAACGCACTATTCTTGGTGTTGTCAATGCTTCTTCGCGCACCCCTATCGCAGTTCCAGCAATTACCGCTCGTGCATATCGCCGAACACTGAAGTTTGCGGTTGCACGAGCTACAAACACCCTTACAAGTTTCATCGTTCATCGTCAAATGTCCTAATGGAGGATAGCCAGCAGAGCAGTCAAGATACGGGAATGAGAAGAGAAGAGGACTCTGTTCCACTCTGCTGGCTGATGATTAATTTATTAGTGCGAATCTAGCATCATATAAATCCACGCAGTTATGTTGGTGCTGGGTTTTGCGCCCGTCTCTCGTTCGATAAGCTTGTCCATTCGGGCTCTTGCAACTACCAACTCCTGTCTCCTTAGTGCATGGAAGTTCAAAAATCTCAGTTCTGCTAATTCGTTCATGTCAAATCCAATCTAGTCAATTGTTAACCACATCTCTTGTATACCTTAAAGTATTAGAACTATTTGGCCGAATGCAAATTAATTCTGAGAATTTTGTAAGAAAACACCCACTTTTTCTTACAGCGTCCCATAACCTGGCGAAATCGCCGGTCAATAGCTATCCGTGCAGCGATACGTGTCTGGGACGCCCTGTCGCCCGTCTGACGTGTCCTGGACAACAGGCGAACAACAATTGCCTCTGCCCAATCAAATCGACTGACGGGCGACTGCGGGCGTCGATTTTGGGCTGTTCTACTACGTTTTACGTGCCCTGCGCATACTCATGATTATTTCACAACGGCCAAGTGAAATTCATGGATTTTGCCATCGCTGCCAGGTTTCTTGCTGACAATAAGTTTGAATTCTGTATACCCTTCATTCTCGTCTTTTGTTGCGTACTCTTTCAGGTGCTCAAACGCATCCATGCAAGTCGAGCAATCCTCGCCGAGCCACAATTCAAAAAATCTGATTAGTCGTTTCATCGTTCGTCTCCTGATTCATTTCGATTAAGCTCATAGTGCAAGACTGTTGTCCCGTAAGTGGGTGATCCTGCCAACAGCCCTGCGATACAAGTTTAATCAGCGTAGCGTTTACACCCGCCGGTTCCGCTCGTTCAAACGAATTGAAAATCGTCGCCCACGGTCGAATCGGGCCAGGCGTTTTCTGAGGTTCCGAATTGCAGAGTATACTCAATTGGGTACGCTGTGAACCCATAGTATAGTTGAACAAAATATAGAATCCAAAGTATCATATACGCAATCATCGTCTCCTGATTATTGGACTATACGATTCGTGTGGTTTTCTCTGTAGACAACACGTTTTCTTTGATCGCTGCACAAATCTTGCGACCCAACTCACGACCGCGTTCTGTTGGTATTGCGTCTGCGAGTACTAGCAATCTGGTCAGTTTCGTCAACTCGTCGCTGAGACTCATCGTCTTTCGTACATATCTGCTCGGTCTTGGTCTAGTATACGTTTTTGGTTCCATCGTTCGTCTCCTGATTAAGTTCAATTACGCACGTCTCATAACCATCTTGCAGATGCCCGTTTTAGCTCGGTAGTTTGTCGACCACCCCGCTTCAGACAAAATCTGCCAGGCTAAACTCTTATACCTGACGTACCTTGTATTGTGCTTATTTTGCGTTCTCATATCTAAAGTATACCACGGATTTGTCGGGATGCAAACGGATTCAAATTAAAGATACGTGCAGTCCGCTTACGTTAAGACACATAACTTAATGGCTGCCAAATAGCCGACTGCACGTTCCCGCTGTGTCTCTCAGCGATCCGTACAAAGTATACACTATATTCAGCGACGTGCAAATTAAATCTGAAATAAATCTCAGCATATACGCAAAAATCCCAGAATCCATCTTGCGTTGTATCCTACTATACACTTGTGATTGCTCACACGTCTTAGTCTGACTACGATGCTAATGATGAATTCTGGGATTCGTTTAGTGATTATTTAACTGAACTACTTGTTTGTTGTTGCGAAGTATCTTGGGTGTTGTTTGTTAAACGGTTAACTCGCCAGTTGCGCCAGACGACGCAGAAACCGACCCGACAAACCCCGCAAGTATTCCTGTAACACTTGATGTTGTGACTGATACGCCTTCAAGCCAAACTTCGTTTAATCCGGGTGCCGACACATTTGACGTTGCAGAAACAGAGCCAACTAATGACACTAAATTGCTTAAGCTGCCAGACGCACTCGATGACGCAGCGGCTGTGCTCACAAGTGTTCGCTTAATTAAAATGTCATAGCCAAACAACCAAGAATCAAAGCCATCGCGAACTGAATAAATTTCAAAACGCAATTGCTTTTGAAGTGCGCCATTGTCCGAAATCTCAAATGCTTCAGTATACTCGTAAACTGTGCCGGATATACTGGTAACGGTTCGAGCTAAGTTGTCGTCTTCGTCGTAAATCTTAATCGTATATGTTGTACCCGCTTCTGGGCCGTAGTCCGTCGCATCAGTGTGCAATACGATTGTCCCGACTTGCGTCGCGTCTGTTCTGTCGCGATGTGACCACGTAATTTCAAATCCACCCGTTATCTTAGTGGACAAATATGTTGGGTAAGACTCTGCATTAAACTTTAAGTTGCCCGGCGGATACGGCCTAATAAATCTACTATCAAGTATGTCCGCATTTTGCGTTGACGCCGAAGATTCGAGGAGTTGCCCGTTGCCTGTTCTTGGCAAAATCTTAAACGCGGGCTGGTCACCATCTGTATACTCTGCCTCTATGTTAACATATCCGTCACCAATAAAATATACAAAGTCGCCCAGAGCATGAGCTTCTGGCACTGTATCAAATACTCCCCGCTCTACGGTGATTTGATCGTTGTCACTATCAACGGACACGACTTTCACCATCTCATTGCCTATCACCGCGTAGCTGTCGTCTGATACTAAGTCCAATCCAAACTCATTCTCGATGTCAATAGTTACATTCTGAGCTTCTTCGAACATACCTATCGTAAGCGTAGCATTGAGCGCGAATGCTGCAATACCTTCTGAGTTAAACGGAAGTCCCGCAGACTGTTGCAAAAAGATTTCAAAATCTAACGAATCTAATGTTGGCGGCGCAACAGCGAGCAATAAAAATCCACTTACATCGGGATACGTAGTGTCAACTACACTTTGATTTTCAATGTCGTTTACGAGTATCCAATACGGGGTTTCAATTATATCTATATTGGCTATATTAAGCGCATCATTGACTGGGTCTGACCACTCAGATTCTGGCGGATTCTCGTATACAGTCTCCGCAGTAGAAAACGCATCTTCGAGACATGTCATGTATACCTCACTCTTCTGCAAACTGCCATAGTCTACGTCAATGACTCGCACGATCATTTGAACGATACCCAACTCAGCCCACGAAAGTTTGAACACATCGTTTGGTTTAAGGTGTGACATTTGCCGGGTACATCTAATCCTCATTGATGCGAGCATCGACGACGCAAGTTTTAGCTCCCTTTCTGCTATTTTATTAGCTAACGCTGCATTGCAAACACCATAATGGTTGAGATTCAGCTCTATTATGTTATTACTTTGTTTCTCAATCAACGCTATGTCTTGAGCCATCGCGGGACGCGATTTGCTATTAATTTTATCCCACCAATTTACAGTGACTTGGTTTATAACTTCGCCATACGACGGCCTCGCAAACTCTTCAATTGCTATTATATGATTTTCGTCAAATGATTCTGGTGCTGTGGATAGTATCCTAAAAAATAAGTCGCTTCTGCCGCTTGATGGTATACTCCAGCTCACGCCAAAATTATCTGACCTTACATACGTTCCACCTATATATCCATACGGTGGGCCTGTGTCAGAATCATACGTAGAAATCTCAAAATTTATTGATGTTGATACGCCAGGCGTAGTGATATAAAATAAGATTGCATACTGCGTACCTTCGGTTAAAACAATTTCTCTGTCTAACGTGGCTGTAATCCACCCAAGAGTATCTGTTAGCAAATCATCAACGGGCAACATATCTGACCCGTTGACAGACCCAGATGCCATCACATTTCCGCTTGGCAATCCCGCTGTTGTACTTTGAATTTCAACTCGTACAGACACAGTATCATCAGACCCGAGTTTTAGTGACACTCTCTGTGTAGAAAATGTGTCTACTGGCGTGAATGTCTGACCCCTTTGCTTCTCTTCTGGATCGACACCCGATTGAAATGATATTATGGTTGGGTTGCCTGACGGGATAAGCCCGGGATACTCTGTCGATTCGTTGATGCGGGGCAAGTCTGGGTCCCGTGTAAGTGTTATCACCCATTTGCCAGTTGCTAAGTCTTGATATAGAAACCCCGCAATAGTTCCTAATATACTACCAACAAAATCCTCAATAGCCTCTGTCTGGTCCCACAACAGTGACAAGCCAAAACTCTCGTCGTGCAATATATCTGCTGCCCTCTCAAACGACGTAGAATCAATATCAGACCCTGAAAATCCCAGCCCCCATTCAATATCCAGTAGGCACTCACGAATTATATGTATCGCGTTAAGATCATCGCCCGTAGATATGCCCGGATTTATCACCGCTTTCCCAACGTACCACTGGTCGTCACCACTTACTTGTTTCAAAAGCCTGCGGCAGAAAAATGCCCACGGCTTTAGATATGGGCTAGTCCCCAGATACACTTGCTTTAACACAATACTCGTAGACCCACGAAACGCGGGGATGTTTGTATCGAGTTCGCTTGCCAAGTATTTATTTTGTGCCTGATCTGATGCGCCAAAAAGTAGGTCTACATTGCCCTTTATCCCGCCCTCTTTCCTTGACCCACCGAAAATATTTCTTGCCTCTATTCTTATTGAGTGGTTTGGCGCATTGCCCTCTGCTAGATACATTTCAAACATCGCGTCACCGGGCGGGAATGCACCCCAGGAGCCTGTATTTCTATACAGCTTACCCCCTGAATAACTATCAGACGAATCATATCGCCACCAAACTTTTGTTGTAGGGCCCTGCGGTTTTAATACTATCGCGTACATTATCCCTGCTGTTATATATACAGGGTTGGTGAGTATAAACTCTACCCAAGTACCTGGCGTACTTGTTGTTATCGAAGATGCTGCTACTTCATTACTTGTCACGATTACATTTGAGTCATCTGGCTCGCCGATTTCGTCTACACCATTAATGCTAATCGTAGTTGGGCTGGAGTGTGATGAATTTCGAAATATTCGCAGTCTTACTGATGACGTATAGTACCCCTGTGCAGCGGGTGTCCAAGTTTGCGCAATATAGTTCGCTGACGACACATCTATTTCACTCGCGTCCCCTGTGTTATACGAATCCTTTAACACGTTATCTGGATGCGGCAACGACGGCGTCCAAACGGTTTTCTCGCCAACACGAATTCGATCAACAGCATCCATGTTCGCGTGGCCCACAACCATGTGCATCCCCAAATTATACTTGTGGTTTACTGTTTGATTCTGTTTTTTTCTGGTGCCAAATAATCCCATAATTTATCTCATCAAATACTTAGTGCATCGCGCAGTACAACAACCGTGGCCACTATACTCTAATAACAACGGGTATGGATTTCAAATCCCCGTACCACACAACGTTTGGCCCCTCAATATACCTCTTGCCAAATAATACTTGGACTGCTCTGCCCTCTTCTGCTGTTGGCGCGCTAAATTGTTCAATACCTGCTGGTGGTGCATGGCGAGGTTTTGGTGGCTTCTTTGCAGTCAACAAAGCGATGCCCGTAGATATTGCTGTCATTATCGCAAGCTTGAAAGCAAATGCGATTATCGCGGCAAATATCGCCGCAAACTCATAGTTCTGGCTGTACGCAACTGACACGCACTCAGGCGCTAATAGATACTGAATATACGATACGACTGCGACTAGCTGAACAGGCCACGACCTTAACAATCTACACTCCATAGATTTTATTGGCCCTGCTGACACTATTGGTCTTATTGATTTCGTCATAGTATCGCGTCACCCTCGAATGGATTTTTGTCTGGCAAGTACGGAAACCCACCATAGTTCAATTCGTTTGCGAACTTGTTTCTGCATGTTGCTCGCGCCCAGTCACAACCCGCTCTTGCAGTAAATGCGGCACCAACTTCTAATGACGAAACTGCACGAGATACCCTGATTGTTGTACCCTCATGGAAGACAATTTTCTGATTCATCGAAAAGTTATTAGTCCTAAACGAGCCGCCCAAAAACCAACCGTCTGTTTCTGTTCCAAATTCTGTTGCGGTTATTGTCACACCGTTTACTGTAAGAACTGTTCCCGTGACAAAGAAATCTGTATCTGCTCTGGATATACCACAACGAGTAGAATACAGCGCAAGGCCACACGTCCGCTGATACTTGAGCATTAATCCGAGCCGCCCCAAACTCGCGGTTCGGAGTCCAGCGATAACACCCGCACGCTTTGGATTAAACTTGACTGCACGCACAAACCCATTCCAGTATGTGACGAAGTCCGTTGGCGAGTAATTGTGGCGACGGTATATCGTCAATTGCACGGGTCGTTCGATCGGGCCATTTCTATAATTGACTACGAACGAATTATTAATTGCTGTCTCTATTTCTAATTGCGTTTTCAGAGAATTTGCATTTAAGTTTATAGCTCCCCGCTTGATTAACACTGCCTGATACGTTCTGCCATCGAATACAATATCTGAATCACTACTAGTAAACGCCCAGTAGTTCGTATCCGCTTCATTAAACAAATACAACTCTTCAGGCCCTGCGTTCGTCAGGCTCCGCTCGTCGCCCGTGTACCCAGAGATAATGAGTTTAGCTTGCGCGGTCGAAATGCCGCCTATTGTGCCAATCATATCGGATGCCATTGTCTATCCCTGCGTCGTGTGTCGTGTGTTTTATTATTATGATGTAAAATCGTATTGAAACGGGATCGTAACATCTACTTGATATTTGTTACCGCCGCCTGCGTTGGCTGCTTGATTGCTGTTGATCTGGCGACCACTGCGATTATTGCTTATGTTGTCAGACGTCCGCCCGCGTTTTATGACCATCGCCGTTCGAAACAAGACGTCAGATATTTTCGTGTTACTGAATTGCGTTTCAATAACGTCCGTGATTGCGAGAACTTGATAGATACCTTTGCCGATGTCATCTGTAATCGTGATTCTAAGAGCGCCAGTTGCTCTAAATTTGGGTACAGCTATGTCGCGAGACACTGTGGAGTCAAATTCGACTGACACTTCGAGCCAAGGTAGCCCATCGGGCGTGTCCCTTGGATCGTTGTCGTATCGAACAATGTAGCTGTTCGTGTCTGCGAAATCCTGGAAAGATGTTGTTATCGTGTTGGTTAGTTCTACGTATCCCATTATTCGTTGTGTGTTGTGTGTTGTGTGTTGTGTGTTGTGTGTTGTGTGTTGTGTGTTGTGTGTCGCGTCAGTTAACTGGCGGGTTGCTTGTCAATCACGAATGGACACGTTATGTTGATCTGAAAGTTATCACCAATGCGACCAGTGTTATTGATACGTGGAATACCGAAGATGATTCGGCCAACGTTGGTTGCGCGGAATGCGGTGGTTATTGTATCTGAGTTTTCGAGAAGAGCACCCATGCCCGCCCCGATTGTGTCTTGCGAACGAATACTAAAATTGCCCACAACACGAAACGACGTGGTTGTTCCCAACTCATGTTGGTTCGCTACGCCAAAATCAACGCTAGCTAGATACCAAACGTCGCCGTCGGGAGTTGTACGAGGATCATTATCAAAACGCACGACGAAACTATTGGTGTCTGCGACGCCCTGAAAGTAACTCGTGATTTGATTTGCCGTGCGTTCATAAAATCCTATCGCTCGTCGCGATACGCTGAGTTGCCCTGTCGCTGATGACACAGCAATGACCACAGCAGATATGTTTGTCTTGCCGCCAGTTAAATACCCAGTCGTAGATGACGATGCTGTGGCTGATGCTATTAGCGCGAGTACTGCAAAAGATAAATTACCATCCGCACTTGATATGGCTGATGCAGAACCTACTAACAAAGTCGCAACTGTCAAAGACGCGGCTGTACTTGATGTTGCTGATACAGAACCCGCAAGTGGTGTTGCTACAAACAAAGATGCTACTGTACCCGATGCTGCTGACGCAAAACCTGCTAACTGAGTTGCTACTATCAAAGATGCAACTGCCCCTGACGTAGCAGATACAGAACCTGCCAGCGAAGTCACAACTGTCAAAGATGCAACTAAGTTTGAAGTTGCTGACGCAGAACCTGACAACGAAATCAAAAATCCTAACGCACCTTGCGTGTTAGATACGCCAGACGCTGATCCAGACACATACAATGACGGACCAGGATACACGCCGAGAACTATGCGACGATCTGACCCATTTAATGGCCTGTTGTCTGCGACGGGGTGCAGCGGTGCCCAGTGTGTGCTTTGCGCTGCTCGTCGTCTGTCTTGCGTGCTAACTGCCATTAATCAGGTGTCCTAGCGTTGTGCTGGCATGTTATCGTGCTGGTTGTTGTGCTGGCTGTTGTGCTGGCTGATTATTCTGACTAGTTGTGCTAGTCGGGTGCTGCGTACTCGCCCTTGGTGAACAGCATTCCATCGTCACTTATATCTGACTCGCAAAGCTTCGTCGTACCGTCGTCTTTGTAGACAATTATTTCTTTGCCCGATTCATCTGTGACGGTCTTGTTTCGCCATGCTTCATAGATATAATTCATGGCAGTAATGGCTGACGCAGTTGCACTCGGCGCACCTGCTGCTAAATCAACCATTGCTTTTGCCCAAATCTCATCGACAGTTGGTGCTGCATCTTGAACTATTGTTGTTAAATCTGATGTACTCTGGCCCATATCAAATTCCCAAACTAATGGATAGTCTACAATTATATCGTTTATTATTGAGTCTGGATAACTCACATGTGTGTATGTAAACTTATGTATACGTGCTTCGAGCAGCTCGCTTGTTGTTGTCCACTTCTTGTACTGGATAACCTGCTCTGCGATGTCGCCGTTCGCATCAGTTGTCTGTGTGGCAAATTCTTCTGTAGCGGCCTTGTAATCAAAGCCTGTAATCCAGTCGCCGCCGAGACCGCCACCTGCATCGAACAATTCCCAGAAGCTTGCGTAATCACTGCCTGTGATTGGCTTATGGATAGCGTCTATTGCTGTGTGGTCCTGGATGCACTTGTACGTTTTGCCGTCGTCGCCTTCGACCAGGTGCGCATACTCACAATCAACGTCAACGCTTTGAAGACACGCTCCGTCCTTGTCTGTGACGTGGATGTTGGTTGTGTACTGTACAACAATTATTCCTGCTGAGTTGTTGATTGTAACTATAATGTTAGAAGATATCGGGTCTTTAATGGTTACGGCGGCAGACGCCCCACTAGCAAAAATATCTCCTGTGCGAGCATCCGTTAGCAAAACACCTGTAATTGTCGCACTACCCCTACTTAATATAGCTTGAGAATCAGCAGCGTGATGATGGAAATTACTAAAAACAGACGGAGTTCCATCTATATCAACTCGGGATAACTGAGCAGCAAAGAATCTATTAATTGATAACGTAACATCTACGCTAAATCCTAAAATGGGCGTTGCAATACCATCGCTTATACATATTGAGTTTAATACAGTGACGATACCTGTCTTAAAGACGAAATTATCTGTAGAATGCAACATCAACGTGCTTGCAGCCATCAGAAAAGTTGCAGTTGTAGAACCTATACCTATAAGATTCACATTCACCCCTGGAGATAATCTCCAGGTTGAACCCTGAATGCCCCAATCACCACTTAGTTTGCCCAGAGATAGCGTGGCTTCACTTTCGATTTCAAAAATTATTCCATCAGCAAAATAAACCATCTCATTTAGAGACTCAAAATACGCCGAAGTAGACCCATCTCCAAAGTCAACATTGGCGTCGATCATGTACTGACCATCGGCAACATGCTCCCAAACAACGCCCCAAATATCCTGAGTGACTTGAATCGTACCATCGGCCCATTGCGTTCCGCCCCCAGCAAGATTGTCAGAGCAGTCGAATTCTGTAGCCGTTGCAAATCTCTTGGTGGTGGTGTACGTTCCGTTGCCCGCTGTGACGTCGAGAGACTCGGTCTGAGCACCACCCCATGCGTCGGTCCCTGTGATGAATATGTAATCAGCTTCGGCTGATTTTGCGGCAACTACGCACTTGATAATGAGTGCTTTGTCGTGCGTTGGCCGGATTGGGTACGTTAAAGAGTTGCCAGGCCCCGACGTTCCGCTCTCAGCAGGGAGTAAATCGGTCCCAGCTCCTGCTTGGTCCGCTGTATACATATCGTTGAACGTAGCGGGCGCGCTAGAAGTACCGTCGGTGACTTCTATTGTATTAGTTGCTTCGTCGTATGTGAATGTGCCTGGCATTATTGACTAGGCCTCCAATCAAGCAGTTCAGTTACCGTAGCGTTCTCGAAACCAGTCTTTGCGTCTTTAATGACATCCCACGCAAGCAGAAGGGCCTGCTTAATCTCAATATCCGCTGTATCAAATACGCTACTATCGGCAATGACTTGCAACTCTGCGTCGATACGAAGAACGTCTGCTCTAATAGGTTGAATTAACGCACGGGCCTTACTGATATCTTGCGCTTGTGACATCCCATTATATGCGCTATCTAACTTATCTGTTAACGACATATTCTTACTCCATTGTTTGTTGATTCTTACAGTTATTAATACCACTAAACTTGCGACGTCTATAGCTGATGCTATATCTGTAGCTGACGCTGCTATAAACTAGGGGACACGCATGAAATTAGTTGTGCATTGATTGTAATGTGAACGAAGCCACTGAATTTCGACTTTGTCTGACGCGAGACGACACTTATCAACGAAACATATTTTGCAATCGCCTGCTGACACTGCTGTTGCCAAGTCAAGATCGACGTCAAAGTCAATGCGTTCTTGGTCTGGGTCTAATTCTGTAATGCCCGTAATCTTTCTGACAATCAAGACGTTCGTTGCTACAAAATAAAACCCTAAATATGTCCGAAGATTGTTAGCACCCATGTTCTTCGCAAGTCGTATGTTTTCTATTACTACTGACGTGTCTAACGGCTCAATGTCAATACCGCTTACTTGCACCAGGTCATCACGGAACGTCGGGATTAGAACTGTCTTTTGTCGCCCGTCAAGCGAGTACAAGAACTGCCGAAATTCCCACGCCGCTTGTTTCGTGTCATTATAAAATACATGGCTCTGCGACAGAAAGTTGTATATACTGTCACTCACAACGCTGAAAATACCCGTGCCGTAATCCAGAGTTATCGCATCTGCATCGCTCGACTCAAGATGCACGCCTTCCATAAACGCCGGAACGACAAGCAGATTTAACGAGTCATAATTCGCGGCTTGCGTGTATCCCGCAATGCCTGTATTGTCAGTAACCGCGAACACTGCATCAACAAAAGCGACGGGCGAATTAGTTTTGGACTTTCTATTCCGCGATACCATATACGCTGTTCGCACAGGCATGATAAGCTTGTCACCCGTAAAATCACATTGAATAGAATAATTTGGGTCAAGTGTTAGTAGCGAATCAGTGACTGATTCTATTGCTACAAATTCATACTCTGTCTCAGACTTCCAGATTAGTGCTTTGTTATTTTCTCGATAATCAGCGAATGTCGTATCTACACTAATTGTTGTGTCGTGCTTATTTATGTCAGTAGTATGTTCAACAAATTCAGACCATACTGGAAATAGCCAGGTTTCTTTTTGGCGAGAAAACAGCATTGCTTCGTACTGACTATTCTTTTTATCTGTATCAAAGAGTAATCGCAACTTGAAAAACTGTCGTGGGGACTGGCGAGACTTGATACGTTGCTCAGTTCCATTGAACGCTTTCAGGATGCTCGTTTTCCATTCTAATGTTTCGAGTATCCCGTCGTGCGGTCGCCACGGAATTCCCGTTGCTCCGAATCCGGGTATTACAGCCATTAGCGCTGTCGTAGTTGATACTGCACCGACTCCACCAAATAAGCCCGGTTGTACGTTGAACGGATTGCCCGTAGCTGCGGACGTTGAACTACTGGACCCTTCGAACTGTGTTGTAACCGACAATGATCCAGTGACGTTCGATGTTGCCGTAATCACGCTGCGGCCAAGAGTCCCAACACTAAGCACACCTGTTGCTGACGACGCGGCGTCTGACATACCCACAAGCTGCGTAGCGACAGATAGCGTGCCGCTTGCGCCGCTCGTCGATGTGACTGCGCCAACTAGATAAACCCAGTTCGCACCCTGGTCACCGTATTGAATTGAGCCTAGTTGGAATGATCCGAGCATTGTTGTTTATCTTTTTATTCGGGTATGTCTTTGGACTGTTCTACTTTGGACTGTTCTACTTTGGACTTGTTCTTTTCGTCTTTGAGCCGCTGGATTTCTGTTGCTAGTATCTCATCAACAAAGTCATCGAATGCTTTTCGAGCGTAAGTAAACACGGGGATGGCCCCCTTAATTGGTGTGTTAATTACTTTTCTAACTTCTTCAATTTGTTTGGCAGACAAATCTACCGGATTACCCTTGTTAATTTCCATGGCGAATTCAACGAAGTCCACTGTCTTTGCGTGTCTAAATAAAAGGTTCGCAATTGTCTTGTGAAAATTGGTGCTCATTGCAACATTGTCGTTTATGTCCCTGAGTGTAATCTCCGTGAAATTTACTTGCATCGCCCGTCTCCTTGTTTATGCTGCTGCTATTAAACCATGAGTAATCATCGCATCACGTAATGAGTCTATTACACCATCAGACGTAGCATCTCCCGTGTTGATAGCATCGTCGCATCTTGCATCTATGACTCGGTTGGTTACAACTTGAACATCATCGACTTTGTAAGCTTCAGTGACGTTAGCATTCCCTGTAATATCTACATCACATCCTGTAATAAGAAGTTCGTTGCCTGTGTCATCAAAAGTAAGTAACGGACCTGCTGCTTGGCCGATTGTTCCGCCATCGGTCATAACAATTGCTGTTGCTGAAACAGACCCGTCTGTAGGTAAAAATCCTGTATGACCTGCTGATGCAAAATCAAGTTCTGTGAGAGACGAATGTGCTTGAGCTAATGACCCCTGAAACGTTGTTTGGAACGCACTCTCAATTTGTGTGAATACTGTAGTACTTTCTTGGATAATTATCTTGCCGACAAGAAATCCATGCGATGCTATCTGGTCTGGAACTGTTGCTGGTGGTTGCGCATCTTCTGCTTCTGCAAGAGAATAATCCCCCCTGCCGTAAATAACAGACACATGGTCATCAACTTCAAGATACACCCAATGAACACCGTATTTATTGTTTGACAATGTCGCCAGTGACCCACTATTATCATCATATTGCGTATTATCAATAGTATCTTGAGTTGCAACCTCTACCCAACCGCTATCACCTACTAGCCTATACCAATAACTAAACCTGCTCGCAGCATTTGAATCAAACGCGGCTGTAGTAAACTCTGTTAATCCCCGCCAAAAATCACCTTCTGTAATAGCAATCTTTATCGTATCCGACTCACTTATAATCCCACCAGAAACACGACCATACGGCATTGTTTCTTTTAACCTACGAATCATGTGACTCGCATGATTGCCTATAGTAAATTTGTCGGGTTCGTTTACATGGAGACTTGTACCGTCTCTGTATATCGTTGCAAGCAATACGTTTGTATTAAAATCTGTGCGCATTGTTGTCGTAGCAATAACTTGCGGACTCCCGCCGTTATACTCTGCGTATACATAGCTGATATCATCATCAGCTAGATTTACATTCGCCCCCGCTTCTTGCGACCAGTCAAAAAACAATATCTCTGCTGTCTCTACATTTGTAGCTCGAATAAACCCTGTGCCCGCAGCTACTGTAATCGTGCCATCAGTATCATCAGTAATACCGCCGCCGTTAATCCAACCAGCGGAATGAAAAATATCCTGCATGTGCTGGACTGTTGAAAACGTAGACCCTGTGACACGAGCCATCGGGTGGCTCGCTGCATTAAGATCATCTACGTTCACGCCTGCCGTATAGTGTAGGCCAACTTTTTCTCCAGCAGCATGTTCGACGTCCCCAGTACTTTCTTGTGCGCGGGTTATATCGTAGACGTTGGGCGTACCTGAGTATTCGCCGGTTACTATTTCGACGTCAGAGTCGTCCGACGGATTTGGAAACGACGCAGAATCCCAGATGACAAGCCGGAAAGTCCCTGAAGCAGTTGGCAAGCTGTGCCCGGCTGTCACCGTGAGAGTTGCTGCTGATTGCGCTAACGTCGATGCAAGCACACCGAATGAAAAGTTTTCTTTTAAGAAGCCTTCTGCCATAGTTAGTAGTCCTGGTTGCTAGTCCTGTTGCTTCGTCTTATGGTGTATGTTTGTCTTGTGGTGTGCTTGTTCGCCTTGTGGTGTATTACGCCTTATGGTGTATTACGAGCTGTTACGGTGCGAATGCAGTCACGTCGTTGATAGTCACGGGCGACGGGCGGCGTTTCCAATAGTGGCACCGTGTTATGTGACTACCACTTTTTCGTTCGAGCTTGAAAATACTTCGGAGATACTTGCGTTGATGAATCCACTCTTCGTCCCGCCCTGCGTCGTGGACTATAATATTGTCAGACACTTGCGCCGCGATTCTCATCGCTTCGTCTCTACCTATCCCGCCTTTTTGTCGTTCCTTCGGGCCATCTACGAAGACCAAGTCAAACTTTGTTGCGTGCCAGTTGTCACCTTCAAGTAACTCTGGTGCATTAATGCCATCCCAGAGCCGGATTTCTAAATCATTTTTGTCAGTCATCTTTGATTCGATGATTTCTTTGTACTCTTGACTTGTCTCGTATGAAATTACTTTGCACGTTTCTGATAAGAGCAACGAGGAAAGCCCGACGCCGAATTCTAGGACTTTGAGTTTCGGTAATGGTTTGAGCTGGTCTAAATCTATTTTGTCTAATCGCAGTTGTTTGACGTGCTGCTTGATGAACTTCCAGTCACGTTGTGTAACTGAGTACTCGCCCCAGGGCATATTGTAACCAGAATTGGAATGATCGAAGTAGTCAATCGTGTCCCAGGCTGTCATGTCTGAGAAACCAATTTGTTTAAAGTGTTCGCATCTGCGATGCGTTGTGGTGTAGACCTTGTAACCTGCATCAATTGCTCGGCGGCAAAACGCAAAGTCTGTTCCGTATATCTGAATACCATCCTCGTCAAACTCAGAATGGAACGGTTGTTTGACATTTTCCAAAACTTCTCGTTTGACTAATATACATCCCGTACCGACGATAGATACTTCAAGAACGTCAAACATGTCATCAATAGAGTCCAAGTCTACTGCTGAGTATCCGTGGCCCGCTGTATGCGGGACATACGCAGTCCAGTTTAGCATTTGACCGGCGCTGCGCACCAATGCGGGCGACCCTACGACGTCACGATCTATGTGTACCATCTCACAAGGATTATGCAGCGGTACTACGTCGTCGTCGATCATGAGCAAGTGTGTGCAATCCGTTTCAAGAAACCGCTTCACAATCATACAACGATTACTCGATATTGGGTTGGCCCAGGTCCGCCCAGGATTCTCCCATATAAGCTCAACGCCCTTTGTTCGTTGCATGGCGGGAATAACTATGCTGCTCATCTCCCGTCGTATCGGGCCATTATTTAAGAGTGCGAAATACACTTTGGGCTTGTTTGGCTTAGCGCCCCTGCTAGACTCTAACTGTCTTGTTTGTTCTGCTGCGTTCATACTTATTCTCCTCAAGAATATGGCCAATTACGGCTAATAAATCCCGACCTCGCCGCCTGGATTACCATAACGCGGCATTGCTCATGTTACCACGCAATGCCGCGTTACAGATTACTTACTACTTACTTGCTTACTACTAGGACATTGTTTAAGTCAGAGTGATATCCAAGTCACCTGTGGCGAACTTTGGAGTGTCACCGGACGCCACGCTCTTGCTGATGGTCAACGCGCCGTAACAAAGAACGTTGCCCGTAGTGAGCGCATCACAAATCGCGAAGTCAAGAATCGTCCCGAAACTTCCCGTGGCCTGCGCATAGAGAATGTCGTTAGTATTCTCAGTTGCACCACTAGACGATGCGTCCCACGTTGACATAATTACACGAGCATACGAGTTACTCGACGGCTCTGTAATTGTGCTGCCCGTCGCTGTGTCTGTCACTGCGACTGTGCAAAGTGCGATGTACTTGTCTGGTCGAGCAAAATCCTTTGCGGCAGTGACTCCCTCACCTGTTCCAAATACATGGTCTAACAATGCGTCTTCCAAATAATCTGCGAATGAACCGATAGCTTCTCCCTTCGATATGATGGGTTAATATTTATGGTGTTAATAACAAATCAATCACCATTTAGTTTAAGTTCCGCGCGGAACTTACATACTGTACAATTGCTAACATTACTCCGGTCTCAAGTGCCTCCAAATTCGTTCCGGCGATTATTAATCTACGCTGTTTAGTTTATCTTCATTATCTATGATGTCTAAAATCTCTGCCGAAAGTTTTAATCTGGACTTCTCCATACGATTCTTCAATTTCTTTATTTGCACATCAATTCGACACGAGGGATTCCCACTACCTCTGACGTGCTTGCCCATATTCTTCTTAGCTTTATCACTAAACGGAAGCCGCGTTCTCTTAAACGCTGACTCACTCATCTTCTGTTTTGTGCTGTCACTATGTTTACGGCCTACTCCGGCTTGGCGCACTTTTTCAATATGCTCCGGTGTCTGCTTCTTTCCTTTTAGCGCTTTACTAACCCAGGGAGCTTTTACACCTTTGTGGCTCTCACTCATCTTAGCAAGAGACTCATCAGTATGGCGACAACCAAGAAATGTGCCACCAGTACCACTACCCTCGCCGCCTCGTGACAAATTGTAACCATTCGGTGATACCGAGTCAAAATTACGAATTTCCTCTATTTCGGTGCGATTTGATTCATATCTTGAATAACACGTATGCAAAACAGAAATTGACCATTCATCGTACTTCCTAAGCGCGAGGCCAATAATGCTATCAGCTTTGATGTGGGACTCTGCACGCCTTTTTAAGTCGCACGTCTGGCCAATGTAGCACTTACCAGACCCGGGAAAGTAAATCCTATAGACATGTACAATTTCTCTTGTATGTAATCTTTGATTTTTATCCCTCATTGCATCACTCATATCACCACCTATAATTAACTAGCCTGAAACGTTTGTAACCTCACCAGCGTTGCGTCGCATGATGTTGACGATTTGACGCTCGCCATCACCAGTACCCAGATACTCTTGGACTTGTGACATGTCCATTACGTTGATGATTTTGATTGGTGTTTTGCCAGACTCTCCGTCGCCTGTTGTGTGGACGCTGAGACGGTTCTTGCTATCCCTTTCTAACGGCAAAAGCCCTTCGTGCCCCGCTTCGCCACCCAACGCTAGGCCCCCGTTGGCCATCGGAAATACTGTTGGCCCATCAAGTACGCCACCGCTTGCGAACGGCGTGACACTTGCGTTGTTGAAAACTAAGCCATTTGCTGCCGGTAATGATATACCAGATATTCCGGCCCCTGTTATCGACCCTGCGCCACTCGCTGCTGCGCCTCCTGCACCCCCGAAAAGTCCACCAAGTCCCCCGCCTATTGCGCCGCCGATACCGCTAACAACACCACCCAAAATACTTGACAATAGATTAACAGCCATAGACGCTACACCTGCTAATCCCTCCATTATCATGCTCGCAATCTTTTCCATCGCGGGGTCAATAGTATCTTCTAATATCTCCATTAGTGGTTCAACAATAGTTTTTTCGTACATGTGTTCAACTACCGTCGTCCCCAAACGTGCGACGCTCTCCTTGAAAACTTCCTCAAGTTCTCTATCTTCGAGCATAGCAATCAACGGCCCTCGTAAGATATTCTTGCGGTCTTCTTCAAATCGTTTTACAAAACTCGCATCTCGTTCCGCCTGCTCACCGGCTCTTTGATTTGCACCTAGCTGGTCTTTATACGCATTAGTGAGTTCTTTCGTCACCTCTACGCCTGCTGCTTTAAGTTCGTTCTCGAACCTCTGCAACTCAATGGCGCGTTCTCGCTCGTCACTAGTTAGCCCAAGCAACTCACGTTCTTTTTCTAGCGTGCCAAAGTACCTTGCTACGATTTCTTTCTTAGACTGTGCTTTTTGAAGTGCTACGAGTTCGTCCAAAGCTTTTTGGTACGCCTTAGAAATATCTTCAATGTCTTCGCCGAGTTCTTTAGTGGCGATCTGTTCGAATCTTAAAACATCATTATGTCTGGCCCGTTCATCAGCAGTTAGGCCAATTAATGCTTTCTCATCTTCAAGTACTTTGATATGTTCCTTGGTTAACTTGTTGATGCTCGCTGCGCGTTTGAGTTCTTCTTCTACCTCCTTAGTGTCGCTCTTTACTAATTCTTCGTCAAACTCTGCTCTGAAGTCTACTCGGGACTTTAACGTTCTATCCTGTTCTGCCTCATCAAACGAAGGTTCAAGTAGCTGGCGTACACGGGGGTGTACTCTTTCGCCTAGAACCTCACGCATTTTTATAAACCTCTTAATCTGTGCGTCTGTGCGGCCCTCAAGGTCTTTAAGAGTTTGCCCAATACTCTTATTGCTTTCCTTAATCGAATCTAAATCCGGCCCTGTGTCTGCTGCTGTGCCCCTCCAAAATACGCTGCTTTTGTGTACTTCCTTCGCTGCGCCAGCTATATCCGCAATCTCTCCGGCTCGAAGCACAAAATATTCGCCCACGCCCCTTTTGAATCCGGCCCATTGCTGATTTGCTTTTGCAAGTTGTTGTGCTACTGTGTCAACATGCTCGCCGAATGCTTCTAGCCTATCACCCGAAGAATCAGATATTGTGCCTAAGTCCTTTAAGTGTCCTTCTGCACTGCCAATCAACGCTGCAAGTCCTGCAAGGCCCCTAGCATTTGAGAATGCACCAGCTACCGACGATGGAGACTTCCCAATTAATTTCTGTATAACCCCTGTCAACCCCTCTGACTTTAGAGTAGTTATATTAAGTTCAAAACCCAAAGCCTTTGCAGCCTGAATATTCTCTCTCGTGGGGCTTAAAAATGTCATCAATATTGCACGGAGTGACGTCATCGCAATATCTGACTGGATGCCTGCTCGCGTCATTGTTGCGATAGCCGCCCCGACTTCTTCAATAGATAGCCCTGACGCTGCTGCAATAGAGGATACTTTACCGATACCACTCGCTAATTCACCAAATGTAATCTTGCCGCGCTTGACGATTGCAAACAAAACGTCACTGGCTCTGCCTGCTTCTGACGCGGCGAGGCTATAAGAATTTAAGACAGTTGTTATTGCATCTGCTGCGACAGCAGTGTCAGTCATACCGCCGATTGCTGCTTGTGTAGCAATTTCAAGGACGCCCATCGCCTGACTCGCGTCGATCGACGCAGACAAGATGTCATACAAACCGAGTGACAAGACTTCTGCGTTCTGACCGTACTCTTTCGTCAGCGCGATGATCTGCTTTGTATACTTTGGCAGAAGCTTGCGCGTCTGCTCGTTGAGCATTGTTGATACGTTCGCCATGCCTTTTTGAAACTTGGCAAACTCTCGTACGGATGATACTGCAAGTCTAAACGCTTTGTATGCAGCAGCCGCACCGATGAGCCTTTTAGCGAGCTTCCCAATCTCGCCGCCAGTCTTTGTCGCAGTCTTGCCATGCTTTTTCATGGCGTTGTCGGCTTGTTCGACGCCATTTGCTGCGTCTCTCGCGGATTTGCGGACTCTGCGCGTCGCTTGGTCAAACTTCTTTGCGCCGACTACTGCTGCTGCTGCTCGGATGGCTACGTCAAGGGCGGGAATAGTGTTTCTCCTTAGTTGCTACATCACTGCTGTGTCTAGCGGTGCTGGTTGCTCTTCTCTTTGTCTCTGTAGTGTTTGATGAATTGCTTGTCGAGTTTGTGAACTAGAAAAATAAACTCCTGGCGGCGTTCGGGGTTGAAGATACAACTCTCGTCGAGCCAGATTTTGATTTCAGACAATTTAATCCCATCGCCCGACGACCTCGTATCTGACAAGAACGTAAACGCTGACCAGATATATGTTAAATCACTATGTACTAGCGGTGCGTTTAAGTTCTTACCGAAGCCTGCTGCTTTTATTTTCTCATTGTGTTCCCCGAATCTGAGTTGCCAGTCGAGAAACTCTGTCAGTTTTTTGCCGATTCTTCAAGAACTTCCTTTGCATACTTGTCTTGGTCTTTCGATATTGCCACAACAAACGCACAAAAGTCTTTCAACTCCGGGTTCGCAAAGAACTTCTCGGATGCTATAGCAGAGTACGGGATTGGCTTGCCATCATTGTCGTCGATATTCTCCCAACCTAGCAAGATGGTTCTCGCTCGAACTATGTTAGTGATCTTTGTGAACGTATCAATGTCAATCTTCTCTTTACGATACTCGCCCTTATCTGGGTCAATTAAATTGCGCAATTCTTCCCTGTACTTTGGGTTGAGGTCACGAGCCACTTTGACCCGAATACCTAAGATATAGTCTTCCCATACACCCTGAATTTCTTTTGATTCATCTGTCTTGATTCGTTCGATGTTCGCCATGATTTGTTCGTCTCCTCTTGATTGCTCTGATAGTTGTTGTGCTGATTGTTGTACTAGTTGTAATTAAACTGCGCCCGCCGCCGAGTGACGACGGGCGTACTTTTTCTACTCATAGCAGATAAGCTTTGTGTTGTGCTGCTTACCCTGTAGTGCCGGACAACGCGCCGGTGACAGTTGCCGTGGCCTGTACAATGCCTTGGAAGTTGGACATAATCGGGAACCGAGCGATACGAATCGTAGTGCCTTCAGTTGCCGAGAGTTTCGCACTGTACCCAAACTCACCAATTACGTCGGTATTTATACCGCCCGCCGATCGCGTGCCTGTTGTAATAACAACTGCCGGAAGTTCGATAACATACCCGCTGCCTTGTGAGTCTTGAACAGCAAGGGCAATAGACGTATCCTGGTGCGCCAGGAACTTATTATACAGGGCTGCTGTCTCAAAGTACACTGAGAACGTACCAGTTATCTCAACTGTACCCGTGCCCATACTCACGACGCCCAACGTTCCGACTTGCATCCTCGTACGTAGGTTATTAGTTAGTGATATTGCTAAACTTATAATGCCCTGCTCATTATAATTCTCCATGAAACTGGGGACGTGGTTCGCGCCGGTCATGACTGGTGTAGTAGTGACTGCATCATACCCAGTACCTGCCGACGTAGTTAACGATGTTTCTTCGGAGCCCATAAACCCCCAAGACCCCGTAATAATCCCGTCAACCGGGATATCCAAGTTCAACGTGTTTATGGTCTGGCCTAAAAACAATGCAAGAACATTTGACAAATCTTGGAAGTCCTTTTCAATATTATAACTAACAAGCGTTGTGCCGTTAGTTATCTCGCCACCCATTTGGACTGTCACGGGGTCTCCTACAGCTTCAGTAACCATTGCCCCATTAACAAAGATAAGTTTAGCAGACGTTGCTGACAGAATTTTCTTGAACCCGTTATTTTCATCTGGATTCTCTGTAAACCCAGATACAAGAACCCACTGATTCACAGTAAAACTACCAAAACCACTTGCTGAGTCGTTCAACGAATTGTCGCCCGACGCTGCGCTCATTGTAATCGCTGAACTTATTTTTACTTCGGACGACCAGCTAGACGACAAAAGTGCCGCCTGAAGAAAATCATCATAAGTGCCATAGCTCAATTCAAACGGCTCATCACCACTCGTGCTGACGCCGATTCTAACGATGTCACTAATCTGCCTGTCTGACCGCATCTCCTCGCTTACAGTCGTGCCCTTATCGTGGACAAGCGACTCACTATTAAGCCGCGTAATCTGAAGATTTGACCCCGTTTCCTTCGCGCCGAAAGTTGACTCTTGAACGTAACTAACTTGTACTCTATTGGCGTCACCCATTATCTGGTTCCTTTTCTTTATCCTGTTGTTTAATCAATAGTATTTGAGGCTTCACGATATTGGGTGGCGTATTACGCCTCACCATTAATGAATAACTGAGTTGGTCCGACAGTTGACTCTGCGCTGGCTGATCCTGCTACGACGAGTGATGCTGTCATGTCACCAGATGCATTGGACGCCGCAGACGAGCTACCTTCTGCGCCCGGTTGCACGTTGATACTCGCGTCACCGCCCGATGCGCTTGCTATGCTGCCAGCAAGAATTGGCTGCACGTTAATGCTTGCATCTGCGCCCGATGCGCCTGCTACGCTGCCAGCAAGAATTGGCTGCACGTTAATGCTTGCATCTGCGCCAGAAGATGCGGACGACGAACCTCTAAGAGGTAGCCTCGCGCCGAGCAAGTCGCCAGATACGCTGGATACTGCGTCAGATGAACCTGTGAATAAGATATGCGCGCCAAGCAGGTCGCCTGTCACTTCAGAGACAGCGTCAACAGAACCAACGAGTTTAGTTGCTATGTCCAATATCGCAGTCGTACCTGATGTCGCAGACGCAGAACTGATAAGCTGTGTCGCTATATCCATCGACCCATCTGCTCCAGATGCACCGGCAGCAGAACCATCAAATTGGATACTAACACCAAAACCGCCAAGTGCCCCAGAAGCACCTGCTATTGCAACAATACCCCCTTCACCAAGAGTATACGTATTAGCATCTATATATGATTGCGTCTTCTGAATTGCGGTTTTAATTCCTTGCAATTCTGCAAGCAACTCTTCATGTTGTAAGTTAGTTCTGTCTGGCATGTGCCTGTACTGCCTTTCTTTTGGTGCGTATCATGATGTTAATCTTTAGTGTTTACTGTTGTGTTTGTGTGTTGTATAGTGACATTCATTATAATCCTGACAACCAAGTTGCCATCTCGGTAAGCGTGATTTCTACCATACCTTCTGGATGTTTTGGCGACCGTTTATCGTATTCAAGATACGAAATATATTCTAAATTATTTGAGATGTGGACAAGAGAAAACAAAGGGATATCATCTAACTTTGAAATCTCCCTGTCAATTGTTGCTTGTCCACTTTCATCATCAACTACTAGTAGACTTGCGCCTGCTTGAACGCCAAGACTTATTTGCCAGTTACCGATTGCGCGACCTGTATCAACGGGCGTCCTTTGAACGATACGTCTAAAAGTCTCAGCTATAACTCGTTTGTAAAACCTCTTGAAGTCTCCTGTTATTTTCTGCTCAGCTTTAGTGAGTTCGTCATTGAATTTTGCTAGATTGGTTGGCATTGTTTTATGGACTAGTTGTGATTTTAGGAGCCTGTTTCAATTTCGCATTCGTAAGCAATGATGCCTGTATTGTCACCGATAGCTGCAAAGTCGATGATTGACCACTCTTTGTCAAGAATAATCATGACAAGCCCTGCTTTGACTGTGAACTGCAAATCGAGGTTGGCGAATATTGTTTTGCCCTTGCCTGACGTTATAAGCTCATCAGTCTTGAACCCCTCACGGTTCCTGTAGGGCGATGCGGCTTTGATCGTATAGTCAACGGGTGATCCGGGCGTTGTTTTGTTCGTGTCCGGGTCGAACGACGCGGCGGGGAACGTCCGCACAGTCACGTCGATTCCTTTTCGTGTTAACAGTGCATTTACTGACGTTGGGGTTAGTGCCATTTTGATTAGCTCAGGATAACTCGGTACTAATTCGTGAGTGACGTAATGATTGACGGAAGAGCGACGCAGAGACTAATAACACCTGTAAGCCCCGTTCCGATGAACAGCAAAGCAACCGCCCAAAAATGTTTGTAGAAATTCTTTTGGTTGTCCTCAATTGTCCGAAGTTTCTCGACTACGATTATCAAGATATCATGGTCTTCTAGTTCGTTGAGTTCTGGGAAGCTAGGTAGTTCGTCGCTCATGGCTTGTCTTTCAAGAATTCTTTACGTCTGTGAGTTGTGAATCATGTATCATGGGCTGTGTTTGGTTAAGCTCGTTCGACCTCAACAGTGAACGGCTCGGAGCCGTCAGCGTCACCGATGACAAACGGGGCGACGAGGAGGTCAACGACGGTATATGTTTTGTCGGGCGACTCGCCGTGAACGTATTCAATTTCCTCAGTAAGAGGGCCGACGACGTCCTTTGTCTTCTTGACTTGTGACTCGTTTTGCTGATCGTCGATCAACGTGTCTGTTAGGTCTTGCAACGCGAGATATGCACAAGCTTCGAGCACTCGTTGCGGTATTTCGTTGCTGGCAATTAAGAGTCCGTCTTCGTCATACGTTTGGACGCGGGGCCATTGCAACGCCTGATCTAATACCGCTTTGAATCCGTCCCAAATGTAATTGTAATTCAAGTATCGCGTCGCCTGACGAAGTGCATTTTCTTTGACGGGGTCAAGTGCATCAGACCAGGACGACGGGTCGTCGTAATTCTCCATGACCTGGTCCGCATCCGCGACGGACATTAGGGAGTTGGCATTGCTTAATCCTGTCCCGTCTTCTACTATGAATGTTGCTGCCATTTTCTACTCCCGTCGTGCGTTGCGAGTTGCGAGTTGTGAGTTGTGAGTTGTGTGCTATATGATGATGTCGTTTAAGTTCTTGTCTTCGGCGGGCTGCTCGTCGGAGAGTTTGGGTTGTTCGGCTCCAGGTTCGCCGCCGGATGTCTTGCCTTCTTTGGGGATACTAAATCCTCTTGAATTCCAGGCGGGAACTTCATTCGCGTTGACTTTGACGATTCTGCCGTCTGCATGTACTAACTCTACTGTAATTAATCGCATCGTTTCTCCTTGTGACTTTGTTTTGTTGTAATTCGATCGTTTGTGGTTTAGTTTTGTTGCTTGTTATGTAAAAATAAACTCGCAGAGAGTTTCCCCTCTGCGAGTCCGAGGAGGCGGTGAGACGTTTAGACGCCCCACCTGGCGGCGATGCCTAATCAAATGTTGCTATCGCATTGGTGCAATTATCGCCATTGCTACGATTTGTTACGTGTTACGTGTTACGTGTTACGTGTTGATTGCATGGTGATTATACACCAGCGGCACCTGCCACACGACAAGCGAATTCAGGACGTACGAGCTTTGATCCGTAGAGGATATCGAAGGACCAAGTCGTTTGATAGTGCTGTTGCTGAACAATCAATCGCAGAGTGATGCCAGAAACCGGATCAGTTGCCATAAACCCCTGGCGACCTTCCATGTCCATTTCCAACACGCGCATTACGAGAGCAATAGCGTCTCTGTGGAAAACCAAGTTGACGGTATGCGAATTCGCCATTGTAACTACTTGTGATCCACCAGACACACCAACCTGGAGTGCTGGGAGAATTGATACCTGCACGCCTACGTTGTCAATTGTGTACGGCGCACCTGAACCAATAACACAATAAGTTTGCGTATCACCAGCAATTGTGAGGATATCACCAGCAACGATCGTAGAACCATCGTCGTCAGAGTCCTTGATACTGATTGCGGTAGACCCGACAGCTTCCGTTTCCTTCAAAGACAACGTAGTCGATGCAGCATAGCAAGTTCCCGCAGTATGCGTCGGAACATGATCGTCTGCGAACCAATCTACGCCAAACTTCCGGCCAACCTCGCCAGTAATCTTGACGTCACTGGAACCGATCTTTTCCGCGTCACTAATCTGGCCTAGATCAAGCATTGAAGCTTCAGCGTTAAAGCTCAAGACGCCTCGTCGATCTTCGCGGGGACAAAGCTGCCGATTCAAGACACGCTTTGCGCCTGTTGCCGCGCTTACACCTGACGTGTCCGCCGTGCCAGTACCAGCAAACGGCTCGACGATCGTGCCAACACCAAGATTCGGGTTCGAAATAAACCCATAAATACCTAGGTCTTCATTAGTAAACTGACCCCAGATATATTCGTTGAGCGTGTTCGCAAGTCCCTTGATCGACTCTTCCATCTGCATAGGCAGGAAATCAAGTTTGTACTCGATCTCTGTTTTCTCTTTATCCGTGAGACCAATGGGCAGGCTCTGCCGCCATCTGTCAACAGGCAGTGTTACGCTTGTTGGCGTTACGTCAGTCGGAGCCAGCAAAACGTTGCTAGGCGATACATCCTGGTCAGCAACCGCAACAGGAACCGGAATTGTAATCTGCGTGCCCTTTGCTACTGCGTCAGAACTGTAGTCACCGTTTACCAATCGGGGCATAATCACCCGTTCTCGCAGCACGCTCAAAGCGCGAGCCAGAATTTTTGGTATAAGAACTGTGTTTGTGTTTGCCATCTTTGGATGCTCCAATAAAACTTCGCGAAATTCTAGTGCTACTCAATGTTGTACGCTGAGCATCCCGCTCAGTCGCGCCGTCCCGACGCTGACACTTAATTTAGTTGACCAGAAGTAACGTCGCGTCACTCAGTATTTAGTGCCGAATACTTTGCGTCGTTAGCGTTCGTCGTTGCATACAGTGCGTCCCGCTCTGTACATAATTCTAAACGCCAACGCGCTTTTCTGGGTTTGTATTACTTGCTTGCTTTTCTGGGTTTGTATTCGTGTTCATGATTAGCCATCTTGAATCATGCCTGATTGTTCAAGTTGGTATTCGGCATATCGACGACGACTGACCCGTTAGCGATGCCTTCGAGATTCGCGCTGACCGCTGCTGCGTCGTCATGTTTGATGTGTGTGACTTTCTTGTCCTTGGACGCGAGATTCTTGTCGTTGTTGTTCTCGTTGCCACGTTTGCCTGCACCGCTTGACCCAGTGCCTTTGAAACACGCGGCGTACGTTGCAGATTCTTTCATCTCAGCGAGCAAATCGTTTGCATCCATATACGTTCCTGCTGCAATGTCTTTGTAACGCCGTTCGTCTTTCGCGTCAACAACTTGTGGCTCGAACTTACCGTTGTCGCTCTCTACCATTTTCATTTGACGCTCGACGTGCGGCATGAGAAGATCAACGTTGCCTTCTGCTTTGCTAATCGCTTCGATGATCCTCGTAGTAACGAGCGCGGTATTAAGCTGCTCTTTCGATGATACGAGTTTTGCATCTAACCCAGTAACTTTCTCGTTGTGGTCTGCCACGAGTTTGTCGATTCTAGCTTGAGCGTCAGTTGTAGCTTTGTCTGTTGCGACTTTGACCGCCTCTGCGACTTTCGTCTCGCCGTCCCAGTCCTTTATGCTGTCAATTTTATTGAGTGCGTCCTTGGCTGCTTTCGGATCGATGCCTTCAAACTTGGCTTCGTGCTTACGAAGCGCATTTTCACCCGACTCAACGTCCTTGCGCAAAGTCTTCTCGCTTTTGCGGAGCGTCGCGACCGTGGTCTTGAGAGCTGTGACGTCTTCCAACGCCAGCCCGTCAACGCCAGTGACGTCGAGGTAGAACTTCTTTGTTCCATCAACTGTTTTTTCTTTGTAATGTGCTACGATGTCTTCTGCTAGTCCTTCGATTGTGGTGAGAATCGCCTTGAGGGCCATTTGTGTCTCCTCTAATTAATGTTGCTGGTTGGTTTACGTTTGTTGTTTGCGGCACGCTGCCTGTTTGTAGTTTGCTTATTTTACTGGTGATCGAATTACTGACATTGGAATATGTTCGCGTCGGGCGATTTGTTTCAAATTGAGGGGTTTCAAGTCGCGAGATGAGAATTTCTCGATTTTGACACGGCCTGATCTGTATAGTTCGGCTTTCTTTTTGCCAAGTACTTTAACCTGTACTGACTTGGGTTGTTTAGCGAGCCACTGCTTGTATGTAACTTTTGCAGGCACTGCGCCGTTCATCGAAGCTCGTGTGGCGGTCGGCGGTGCGTCTACGCCGAATTCTTGCCACGACGGAGTAACTGGAACGACCGTCGAGCGACACTGAAAATGTATTGGTGGTCGCGGCCCGTGTCCTGTTTCGAATATCTTGCCATCGAGATTAATACAAACGACGGTTGTACGATCGTCTAGCGTCGCAGTCCATTGTACTTTCGGCACGATCTGCTTGTTTGCCTTGAATACCTCTTCTCTGGCGTTGTGTACGACCGCTGACGTCGCTGTTCGTGCTATGGCCTGTGCTTGCTTGGTGCCTGTATTAAATGCCTTCTGAACACGTTTGCCAAGCGCCGGGACGCTCTCGCCCGCTGCAATGCCAACCTTGAGTTGTTTGTT